AAGGATATTATCCAAACAGAAGTGGCATATTACAAGTTTGCTTTAGAACAAACCACAGCCAATGTCTATGGTGAGTCCATGGGTAAAGTCTATTATGAGCCCATGAAAATCGCGTGTTTAATCGACAGACAAGACGAATCGTGGTCGTCCGATGACTTTGGCTCAGATATTAACCAATCCGTTGAATTTAGGTTTCTAAAATATGAACTTCAAACGATAAATTTAATACCTGAAGTGGGGGATATAATATTATTTGGAAATAATTTTTTTGAAGTTGATAGTAAAATAGAAAATCAACTTTTTATGGGGAGAAATCCAGATTATGCATTATCAACAGAAACTATAAACCATGGAGATAGTTTTTCTGTTCTACTTAATGCACATATATCTAGAGTAGAAAAGTTAAACTTAATACCCCTAAGGGGAGGAGCTTATCCAACAACTACAAAAGTAGATGGGGGAGAAATAAATTTTACAAAATAAAATGGCTGATAGAAAAGATATAAATCCAAGAAGACCTATTCCCTCAAGTGGGTATGATCGTTTAAGAGACAACCTTTCTGCGGGGTTTTCTAAAGGTTTCCCTATTGAAAAGGGCTCATTTCCCCCCCCAGATAATAGAGCTAGTTTAAATAAGGGGGAACAAACATCTAGGAAAAACGACACAATTAAAGATGTATCAATTGGTTTACAAGACCATGATGAAGCAATAATGTATTATTTTAATGAAGTCATCAAACCCTCAGTAATTATAAATGGTGGTAGGGTTAATGTACCTATAATATATGGAGCCCCAGAAAGATGGAAATCAGTCCAACAAGATGGGTATTTTAGAGATAAAGAAGGTAAACTCCAAACACCTCTTATTATGTTTAAGAGGGATTCAGTGGAAAAAAGAAGGGATCTTGGAAATAAAATGGATGGGAATAATCCTCAACTATATCAAACTTTCCAATCTAGATATACACAAGCAAATTCATATGATAATTTTTCTATATTACAAGGAAGAAAACCAATAAAAGAATTCCATCATGTTGTAGTGCCTGATTTTGTTACTTTACAATATTCTTGTACTTTATGGACGGATTATGTAGCACAGATGAATAAATTAATTGAAATGATCAATTATTCATCAGACACTTATTGGGGTGATAAAGATAAGTTTAAATTCAATGCAAAAATAGATACTTATAGCAATTCAACAGAAATAAATCAGGGAGAAAATAGAGTAGTAAAAACGGATTTTGGTTTAACTCTCCAAGGATATTTAGTACCAGACAGCATTAACAAAGAATTAGCTAAAAAACCACAAAAATCCTTTAGCAAAGCAACAGTAGTATTTAATTCTGAAATAACAGTTACACCATCAGGACAATCCATTACAAGAAAAGAAGCTAGAAAAGGAGCAAACATACAACAAATAGGAACAGGGATAGGATATCAAATAGTAGGACAATCAACAGAAATACAATAAAATGGGAAAACAGAATAGAGTAGATTTAAAAAACCAATTTTCAACTGGTAAAATACCAACACAAGGGAATTATGAAAACATTATAGATTCATTTATAAATCTTGAAGACACAGATCCTCAAATAATAAAAGGTACTCTTAGCTCTTCTGTTTTAGAAGTAGGCTTTCATATAACAGCTTCAGGTAATATAAGTGCCAGTGGGTATGTGTCATCCTCTCAACTTTTTGGAGATATAAGTGCATCTTATATAGTAATGCCTTTCTCCAAAGACCTTACAGTAAATGCTGATATATCTTCAAGTGGAAATCTTTCTATGGTAGGAAGTGGGTCATTTTTGGGGGGTATTAGTGCTTCAGGAATTAGTTCAGTAGAATACCTCCAAATGAATAATGGTTCTATAACAGCTTCTTATATAAGTGCAAGTGGAGATATATATGCTTCTACTATTTATGGAACAATAGGAACAGCAGCTACAATTACAACCTTAGGAACCCAAACACAATTTAATGTTAATGGTCCTACACAAATTACAGGTTCAATTATACAGCTTGTCCCTACACATCATCTAGACATTACAGGAAGTATATCAGCAAGTGGGCATTTAACTACACAAGGAAACATAAAAACAGGTGGTCAGTTATGGATTAGTGGTTCTGGTCCAACTAACCTGGGTCATATAACAGCTTCAGGAGATATAAGCTCAAGTGGAACAGTAGCAGGATTAACTTTAAGTGCAAGTGGGGATATAATAGCACCAAATATTGGAACAGGAGTCGATAATAGAGTTGTAGTTTTAGATTCAGATGGATATTTTAAACATGATACTATAAATTCAGATGTATGGGATACGAGTAAGAATTTTGTAGATGCATCCAATGGAACCAACAATGAAATAGCAATATTTACTGATAGTAATTCGGTTGAAGGTGTTACTTCATTAACATATAATGGTTCTACATTATCAGCAACTGCCATTTCTGCAGCTACCCTATCAGGAACCTCAATTTCTACATCAAATATTTCCTTGAACAAATCCTCCCAAGCTGCTTATGAACAGGCATGGAATAGTGGGAATAATACAGTTTCATTCGCTAAATTACATTTTTCAGTTTTATTTACTGGTTTACCCTTAATAGGATATAAATCAAATTCAACTAATGAGTATATGAGGGTATTATCTACTGAGTGCACTATTAATAGTGTTATATTAGCTACTTCATCAATAAATCATGTATCACATGCAGACGCAGCTCAAATAGATGCATTAATCTCAAGTGTAGGTAATGGATACTTCATAATTAGATTTGCATCCCTTTGGGGAGAGCAAGAGATACCAGCTGGAGAGAATGTTCAAATTAATTTTGTTATTTTATAATGGGTTTATTATGGAATAAAACTCCCTACACATGGGAGGAAAGAACATTCATATGGAATTTAGTAGCGGTAGGGGGTGGTAGTGATATACCTGATATTATTCATGAGTATAGTGATGAAAAGAAAAAGAAATTAATAAAATTAGTTTTAAAAGTCCATGGTAATACAATAACAGAATCAAAACAAAAAGAAATCAAACAATACAAAATAACAGCAAAAGATATTAAATTAGTAGTCAGGGAAGTATTAGGAACAGAAATGATTGCTGAAGGCGTATCTTTTTAGTATTTATTATAAAGCACAACAATGTATAAATTATTTACAGATAAAACAGAACTTTTTGAATGTAGTATATCCCTACAAGGGGCAAGTTTAAAAAAATCTAAAGCGAGGTTGGTAATTGAAACCAAAGACTATTCATTATTATTTAATGGGACAATTTCAAAATCAGGTAAATGTGAAATTCCCATTAAAAAGCTAAAAGGTCTTATAGATGAAGACACTTCAGGAAATATACGATTAGAAGTGATTGCCGAAGATACTTTTTTTACACCATGGGAAAGTGATTTTGAAGTAGAAACAAGTAGAAAAGTAACAGTAGAGGTAAAATCACAAACAGTTAAAAAACCAATTGTAGAAGCAAAAGTAACAGCAAAAGTAACAGTAAAAGAAAGTAACATATCAGTTTCAGAAAAAGAACATGTTATTAATTTATTAAAATTATTAATTAAAGAAGAAATAAATATAAAAAATATTTCTTATAAACGTAATAAATTAAATAATATAGTAGCAACATATTTAAGAGAAAACACCGTTAAAGATACTAATAAAGTAATTGGTGGTGTTTTAGCATATCTTGAAAAGCAAAAATAAAAATGGTTATAAATGGCGTTAAACAACTTAACAGGTCAACAAATACAAAATACTTACCAAAAAGTAGTCCAGACAGACGGGACTAACTTAGCAGATGGTACAGGTAGTATTCTTCCTATTTCTTTTAATGGTGATAATGTAATAGTTAAAGGTACATTAAGTGCCACAGAATACATTGTAACTTCATCGGTTACTAATGTGGTATTTCAACAACAGTATGGTTCTACCATATTTGGCGACACTGCAGATGATACACATACCTTCACGGGAACAATAACAGCAATTATAGATGGGGGGACCTGGTAAATATGTATAATAGAATAAAAAAATTATGGCAAGTACAATAATAACAAAAAATAATACTAGTGGTGCTCCAGGTGCAACCGCCCAACAAATAACAGATGGGGTAAGTGACTTAGTGCAAGGAGAATTAGCTATAAATGTTTCTGATGGTTCACTTTATTATGGGGCTGCAGGGGGAACAGCAGTATCACAAAGTTTCACTTTTTCAGATATAACAGCCTCAGGTAACATAAATGCAAGTGGTGATCTATATGCTTCCCATATTGAATTATCCCCTCTAGGAATAGATGTAGATGGTTCTTCAAATGGGATGGCCGTAGGATCTACATTTAGAGTTGGGGCTGCTTTAGAAATAGTGGGTAATATAAATGCAAGTGGTACTATTTTTGCAAATGAATACCAATCAGTAGAAGGGGGCAATATACTTTCTTTTAAAAATGATATAACAACTACAGGTCACATAACATCCTCAGGTGATATAAGTTCAAGTGGGTATATACACTCAAATCTCTACCATATAGAGGGTAAAGAAGCCATCAATTACACTTCTGGTACTAGTACAATAGTATATGGTCAATCTAATCAGAATGCTAAATTAGGGGGAGAAACATTAGATTTCGAAACAAATAGTACTTCAAGATTATCAATATCAAATGCAGGAGTTACAACTATTGCAAGTGCCATAT